TAGAGTATTTGGATTCCTATGGGATCACCCTTGATGACCTTTATGGGTATATTCAGGGCGGAAACTATCAACAGCAACCGCAGCAGCAGCAAAGTTATTTGACTCAAGCAGATGCCGAGCGTATCGCCCAAGAAAAGGTAGATGCGTTAATTCAGCAGCAGCAAGAAAGTTTCCTTGCGGAGCAGCGCAATAATACCGTACAATCGTTTATAAAGAGCAAGCCGCTTTTTCGTGACCCAGGCACCGCCGCACAGTTGGAGGATGCTATGGAACCAATAGTAGCGGCTTTAAGTGCAAAAGGTGGCGAACCTCAAGAGATCCTTGAGCGAGCTTATAATTTTGTCACTTTAGGCGATCCAACCTTTTCCGCTTTACGAAGTAAATTCGAAGCGCCGCAGGTTGTCGAACAAGCTCAAAAAGAGACTCAGCGAGCGAAAGCCGCGAGTCGTTCCATATCGGGCTCCGCAGGAAGCGGCACTCCCCGCATAAAAGCAGCATCACTACGCGATAATTTGCAGCGCCGGTTCACCGGTAGCTAATCTTTTGGAGTTTAATTTATGGCTAATTTAGAAGAAGCAGTAGTAGCAACTCTGTTCGATCAGAGCGACGCTATTGCTGATGAGATTATGCACCACAACCCAGTTCTTGCAGCTTTGCAGGAGCAGGGACTAGTGCGACGTTTCAGCGGTGGATATGAGCTACGCAAGCCTATCATGTACAATGATTCGGCTGTAGGCGGATTCTACGCTGGATTCTCTTCGTTTAACCTTGATGCTATCGACGATTTCACTGCTTTCCGGTTCGCCATCAAGCAGTGCTATGAGCCTGTAGCTATCTCTGGTCGTGATCGTCGTGCTAACCGCGATGAGGCTCAGCTTCTTGATCTCGTTGAGACCAAGATGAAGGCTTCTATTGCTCGGCTAAAGAACACTGTTTCGACCTCACTTCGTGGCGACGGAACGGGTTCTGGTGGTTTGGAGTTTGACGGTCTGAAGAAGGCTGTTTCAACTTCGCCGACTTCTGGTACTTACGGCAGCATTGATCGTGCTACTAACACCTGGGCGCAGAATGTGGCAGTAAATGTCACCCTAACTGCTTCCAATGTGCAGGAGCAGATCACCGATGCTATTAGCCGTGTAACTCGTGGCGATGAGATGCCAGACCTAGGAATCATGGATCGGACTGCTTGGAAGTTCCTCCATAGCTCCCTAACTGCAATTCAGCGAATTCAGCTTCCAACCAAAAAGGCGGTAGCTGGCTTCAGAGCGCTTGATTACGATGGTTGCTCATTCGTATTCGACGGCGGCTTCAACAGCTCGGTGCTTGAAACTAATTCTTGCCGACTTCTTAACACGAAGTATTGGACAATGGATTTGGTGCGCGGCGCTGACTTCAAGCCTCTTGCTCCTGATATGGCTCGACCAGTTGACCAGGATGCTTTCTTCACTGTTATCATTGTTGAAGGCAATCTGTGCTGCTCGGCTCCTGCTCTACAGGCTGTTATTTACGCTTAATAGTAAGGAGATTTGAGTTATGTCACATTCAGGATCGTTTGGTGTAAATTATAAGAAAACCTGGGATGGGGTATCTAGCCCTCTTCCGGTCAAGCTCATGGACGTAGGAAGTTCTACTGAAGGTGAGTTTGTGTTTGTTCAGGCTGATGCTGCTATCGACCAGTATGCTTTCGTGAAAATCGAAAACGACGGTCAGGCAGCTATGCTAACCACCACTAACGCTGGATCTAATGGATTACTTGTAGGCGTAGCACAGGTTGCTGCTGCTGATAACGAGTATCTTTGGGTATGGGTTGGTGGACTAAATGGTGGCGGTGTCGGTAAGGGAATCAAAGGAAAGCTCCTTACTGGCTATGTTGCCAAGAACAACATCAACACAACCGCAACTGCTGGCGTTGCTGACGATACTTCAACCACTAAAATTGCTTATGTGGTTGGACTTGCAGCGACAACTGGAACTCAGGCAGTTGAGTTGTTAAGCGTTGGCCATCTGAAGGTCAACTAATAAAACGGGGGGTCAGCAATGGCCCCCCAATTTTGATTTAAGGATCTACTATGCCACAAGCATCTGAACTAATCGGTTTGGGAATGCCTGCGGAGTTGGCGGCAGAAGTTACCGATGGCACGATCACCGGTAATTTGTCGTTCACTGCTTCCGGCAATCATGTCAAATATAAAACTGGCACTACCGCAGGAACATTTACTGCAAATGGTGCAACCAGCGTTGTGGTTAATACCACAGCAGCATCGGACACAATGGTTGTTGCTATGTCTTTGAAAACTGTAGGCGGCACCCCTGCGGGCGCTCCTTACATTTTTGCTAAGACAAACGGCACGTCGTTCACTGTTCGCGCGCCTGCTGGCGATACCTCAGTGTATAACTGGGTGATCATCGAGACCAACGCACCTTAATTAGAATAGGGGCGGCCAGAAATGGCCGTCCTGTTTTACAGGAAATCCTATGGTTTGTTTCGCAGGAAAAACAACTACTAGCACCCCTACAATTGCAACAGCTACTAGTACAACGTTGATAGTTGCTAATGGCGCTAGAAAGTTTCTGATGATCCAAAATACCAGTGCAGCGAACGTTGCCATTGGGTTGGAGGGTCAAACCCTTACAGGAATTGCAGCCACTTCAACCAATAAATGCGTCGTATTGCCTAGCACTGCCGGAGCAAACATTCTTAGATTTGAAGATGGCTTTGTACCTGGAACAGCAATAACGGTGTATCAAACCAGCGGTTCACCTATTAACACCATCGTCGTAGTCGAGGCTTAATGCTATAAATCCCTTATGACCGTTTATTTTTAAAGGGTAAAATATGGCTCAAGTTGACTGGAATTCAATTATGAATGGTGGCGCTCCAGCCCGTAACAAGTGGTCTGGCTGTAACGTCAAGATGTTCATGGTGTGCCGTAAGAATGAACAAAAAAGCGCTGACGCTGGGCGTGATATTTTTGATGAGATTCCATCCATTTCATTTAGATGGCCTGGGCAGGATGAGACAGTTCGTGCGCTAGAGCCGCAGGACAAGATGGAACATCCAATGCTTTGGGAGGCTTTTCAGGCTGGCACTAAAGAAGTGCAATCTGGAATGCCTTTGAAGGAGTGGCCGAAAATTACCGCATCAGCCATCCATGAGCTTGCCTATCTTGGCTTTCGTACCGTTGAGCAGCTTGCAGAGGCTAACGACGAAGTAAAGCGACGAATGGGGCCATTGGGTCGATTCGTTAAAGAGGCAAAGGAGTGGCTTGATGCTGCTAATTCTCCTCAGTCTCAGGTGGTTTCGCTGCGGGAAACACTAGAGCGGGAGAAGGTGCGGGCAGATCGTCTAGAGAATCAAATTGAGCTTTTGATGCAGCGCATCGAAGGTAATGAAGGGATTCGGTTTGAGCGAGCAAAGGTAGACGTATCCCAAGAGCCAGACGTTAAACGTGGCCCTGGTAGGCCGCGAAAAGATGAGGAATGACATTAAGCACAGTCGTACAGAATGTTGCAAATGAAGCTGGGTACACAGTTGAGTCAGCTATTACAGCGTCGACTGAAACAACCACTAAGCAACTTCGTACTATTGTACAAAGGATAAATCGAGAAATATCCGATCAATATCCTTGGCCTCTCATGTACGCGGCTGGAAGTATTTCGTTGGTTAGCGGTCAATCAACGTATGCGCTTCCAGCCGCTTTTTCGTTCTATCAATATAATACCTTTTGGAATCAAAGCACTCGGTGGCGAATCCTGGGCCCAATGACTCAGCAGGAGTATGCCGAGATTAAAGGCTATGGCCTGAATACGACCGTATACCAGCGGTTTCAGTTTAGAGGCATTACAGACAAGCAGTTGTTAATCAGCCCTACACCCACCGAAACAGGGCAAATCATTATATTTGAGTACATAGCGGAACGGTCGGTTAGGCCGGCTATTTGGGCAGCAAGTACGTTTTATGCTGCAAACGCTTATACATTCTATAATGGCAATTATTACCAAACGATTGCCGGTGGTACATCTGGCGGCACTCCGCCAACTCATACATCGGGCAGCGCATCAGACGGTGCTGTAACCTGGACGTATTACGACGGCATTTATAATGATTTCCTGGCTGATACTGATGTCAGCATTTTCAATGAAAAAACCCTTGAGTTAGGGGTGCTAGAGAGATTTGCGGAGATTCATGCGCTTACTGGCATTCAGCCACGTTATCAGGTGCAGTTGAATGAAGATTTTAGCCGGATGAATCCTGGCAAAGTTTTGTATACCGGAGGATTGCAGCGGAATCTGATTTTCGCTCGTGATGGTATAGCCACTTTTGGAACGTTCATCTAATGGCACAGGTCAATAGAACACCATACGATACCTACATTGCACTATTGCAGCAGGGTGTTCCATCTATGCAAGCCTATAGACAGGCATTTCCGCAAGGTATTCAAACGGGTCAAAAGACACCGGAGCAACAGGCAAAAGATGCTCAAAAGCGTGGGTATGCTCAGTTGGGTGGAATGCTAACGGGCGCTTTGGCTACCCGTGGAATTACTCAAGCTATAAGCGGCGAAAGAGTATTTGGTAAAACTAGAGATGCTATTAGCGGGTTGTTCAAGGATGGGGCACCGGCTACACCAACGGGCGCAACTGCCGCTAGGGTAACTAGTGGTGCTGGGCCAGCTACACCTGGCGGATTAAGTGCAACGCGAGTCACAGAGCTTCCAGCAGGGTCTACAATGACTCCTGAAGGTAATCTTCTCTCACCTGATGGAACCGTAAAAGATGCGGCAACTGGTACAACCGTTGGCGATTGGGTACAGGGTGCCGCCGGTGCCATTATGGTTTATCAAGGCGCAAAGCAATTTAAAGAGGGTGATAAACTAGAAGGCGCTCTGAATATAGGTACAGGGGCTTTAAATATTGCAGATGCTGCTGGATCTCAATTCGGTGAAACATACGTTCCTTACGCCAATATAGCTATGGGTGGTTACAAACTTGGCAAAATGGCGTTAAAGAGTGGCGATTACAGTAAATCACAAAAAGGGCAAACCGCAGCAGAAGGTGCTATGGCGGGTGCTCAACTTGGCGCAGGAATTGGTTCATTTGTTCCAGGTATAGGAACGGGTATTGGTGCTGGCATTGGTGCTGCGCTCGGCGGAGCTTACGGCTTTATTAGCGGCTTTAGCGGCTCTGGCAAAGGTTTGCGGCAAAAAGTGCGCGATAAATGGCGCGAGGCGATGCTGGAAAATAACGTCGGCCTGTTTGATGAGAATTATCAAGGCACTCTCCCTGATGGTTCCAAATTTGATTGGGGCAAGGATAAATTCACCTTTGGCAAAAAAGAAGGTGATATCGACTTGGAGAATCCGGTTGTCGGTAAGGCTGCGGCATACGGAAATGTGCTTGCAGCTATTCAAGGTGCTACGGATACGAAACCACGAGAGGCTATTGCGGCACAATTCCTCAAAGCAGGAACGACCAATGCATCGGATGACATGGACAAGATGCGCGGCAATATGAAGTATTTCTTTAATAAACTTGGCATGAATGGGACTGATGCTCAGGCCCAACTTGATAAGTTAAAAGAAGATGGAAAGTTAAAAGAAGCTGAATATCAGGTGTACAGTAACGATCTAGCAGAAATGTTGAGGTAGCATGGAAGAAAAAAATAATACCCCAGTGCAAGCAAATGCAGTGCAGCCTAGAGGCCGCAAACTTAGCGGGGCTTTGAACAAGTCACCAAGCCTGGCAGGATTAACCCGTGTGAGCCCAGGAATGTATCGAAATGCCGCTGGAAAGATTGTGAACTCGCGTGGTCAAGCCTTACCTCAACAGCCACAACCAATGCAGCGCCCAATGGCAAATCCCACACAAATGGGTCAGGAAATGGGCAATATGCCAGGAATTGGCAACCGTCCAAGCGGACAGCCAGACTTTAATTCGGCAGGTTTTGCAAACCTTATGGTTGACCGCAAAGCCTCTACAAACTTTTCAGATCCAACGCCAAATCTGACAGGCCCAGCCGGTTTTTTCCCAGGTGAAGCACGAGGCTCACAGTATACTAAGCCAGCAATAACACCCCCAGGTGGAGGTACTCCTCAACCAGCGGCACCAATGACGGGTGGGCCTTCTACTGCTCAACAGTCTTCTCCTGACCAACTAGCTCAAATGGCGCAGCAGTATAGGGATGCTAGAAATTACCAGCCCTCCTTTAAGGAAACTCAAGGTCAATATGGAATGGGTAATTTGCAACGGCAGAAATTTGACGAGCAAGCCAAACAGCGGCAAAGATTGTTAAATGATCCGGCATATATGCGAGCATACATGGAAAGCGTTAAGCAACAGGGATAGTAATGTCGAAAGATGGCATACGAAGCGTTCACAATATCACCGCCGTATCAAGGGATAGACCTTGTAAGTCCCATTGATAACATGGCTCAAGAATACGCATTGGAATTAACCAATGTGTTTCCTGGGCCATCTGCGCCTATTACGCGGAAAGGATATAGTTCGTATTGCGATCTTTCAGCAACGCAAACATCAGTAAATACGCTTTTCCCATATAGTCGGCAAAATGGGACGGTTGACCTAATTGCGGTTGCCGCAGGAACAACGCGCAGAATTTACAAGATAACGGCTGGGGTAGCTACAAACATCACCGGTAGCACGGCCATTTCATCTACCGGCACAAACATGAATTGCGAGCAGTTTGGAAGCCGGTTGTATATGTGTAATGGGGTGGATGCCGTTCAAGTTTACGACGGCACAACTGTAGCCGATTCGACCTTTACCGGCGTTACTCTCGCTAACCTTATAAACGTATCTGCTTATAAAGAGCGGCTATATTTCGTTGAAAAAAATTCAATGAAATTCTGGTACGGCAATACCCAGGCAGTTGGATCCTCTGCGCTAACATCGTTTGATTTGCAGTATGTGATGAAGAACGGTGGGTATCTGCTGTTTGCCGGTAGCTATACAAACCAGGTAGCACAGACCAGCCAAGACCTTTTTTGGGCAATAAGCTCAGAGGGTGAGATAGTTTTCTATAGTGGCAGTTCCCCTGCATCTGATGCTTGGGGACTAGTAGCGCGATACGTTATTGGAAAGCCGCTAGGCTTTAGGGCATTTGTGCGGGTTAATAATGATGTTTGGATACTCACCCAACAGGGCATTATTCCAATATCTGCGCTTTTCCAGAGCGACCCAGAGCAAGCATTAAACGTAGTTAGCGCTCGCATAAATCCGTTTATTGCACAGGCAGCCAAGTATTTTTCATTCTCGCCTAGATGGCATGGGATGTTTTGGCCCCAGGGAAGAAGGGTATTTATCAACATTCCCAATTCTGAATCGCAATCAAAAATGGCGGTGTATTCGATTGATACGCGAGGATGGTGCTTTTACGAATTGGCCACAGCGACGGATGCCATAACAATCAATGTTGCTGATGGCATACCGTACTACGGTAGTTCTACCGGAAGGGTGTTTGAAGCAGAGGATGGGTTTACTGATAATGGCTTGCCTATTCATTTCGCTGGGCGTTGTGCTTTTTCCTATTTTGGCACTAGGGGTAATTTTAAAGCGTTCAAGGATATTCGACCTCTGCTAAAAGCTAACAAAGGCATTACTCTTGGATTGGGCTTAGATATCAATTTTCAAGAAACTGCGATTGTTGACCAGGTAAGCACTGGGGTGGCAACTACTACTCCGTGGGGTTCTCTTTGGGGCTCTCCGTGGTCTTCCGAAACCGAATACATTTTCAATCGGTATGCGACGCGGGGCCAGGGGCATTCTGCTGCTGTAAGATTCTCAGGTGCAATATCAAATTCTGAGTGTCAGTTTTATGGCTTTGAAATAAGATTTGATGTGGGTGGACAGGTATAAATATGGCGAAGAAGAAGAAAAAAGGGGCGATGGCAACCAGCCCATCGACACAGGCAAAAAAATCAGCAGCACAAAGCGGGCTTAGACGAGTATCTCCTGGGGTCTATCAAAACGCTAAGGGAGAGCGCGTTAATTCACGCGGGCAGCAGATTGATGCCAGAGGCAGAGTTGTCAGAAAGGAGGCGGCAAATGCTGCACAACCACCACAAGCTGCTCAACCGGCTGCTCCGGCACAGCCCACCCCAGAGCAACAGGCTAGCCAGGGTATCTACGGTGGATTAAATCAGCAGCTAGGATTCCTACAATCACAAGGGCAGTTTCAGCCAGGCGACTTTGGGCAGCAGATGCAACAAGCCTACGGTAATGTGATGCAGAATTTTGAGCGCACAATGGGCCCGCAGTTTGCTAGAGAGCAAGCTGACTTCAGGCAAATGGCTGCGGAGCGTGGATTAGATCCTAATAGTGAGGCATACCGTTCACTGCAACAGCAAGTAAATCAGAATCAAGAAAGCCAAAGACAAGCGGCAATGAGTTCAGCGCAGACTGCGGCTCAAGGTGTGCAGCAACAGGGCTTTAATCAGGCGTCTACACAATATCAGATGCCAGCTACAATGATGGGGGCATTTGCTCCTTTCTATGGTGAGATGGGCGAGCAACAGCGTTTTGGTCAGGGACTAACGTGGGAGCAGCAAAAATTAGGGCAACAAGGACAACAAGCCCTAGAACAAATTAGGTTGCAAGGGCAAATGAATCGTTCAATGCCACGCGGAGATCCGAACGCATTAACATTTGCACAACGCCTAGAATATTTAGATCGGCAAATGGCTAACGAGGCAGCTATTCGTGGTAATCAGCCGCCTCAGAAAGAACAATCTACCGGTAATGCTTTCGTATCGGGCGCTGCCTCTGGAGTAGGCTCATCAATAATGGGTGGATAACATGGCAGATCAAGATTATTTTGATGAGCTTTTATATACACCGCAGGAAACTACGTTTGGCCTTCCAGCGCAGATAATTGCTAGAAATCTACCGGCAGTTGTAAATCCCTATGGGTCAACTGGCTCTAATCTGGCAGCAGTTGTCGGTGGTGGTTTATTGGCTGGCTTGTTGCAGTATGGCGCAAAGCGAGAAGCCGAAGCAGCAAACCGTGAGTTAGCACCAAAACTGCTTGATGTTATGGGAGCGACCTCACAAGACCAGTTAGCGCAAAAACTAGCTCAGCCAGGCTATGAGCGTTTGGCTGGCTTAGGCAGTCGTTTGTCTTTGGCGATGGCCGAGAATCAGCGCAAGCAAGCTATCGAGCAGGCCAAATTAGCGGCGGAGTTACAAAACAAACAAGCATTTGAGGTATTTAAGGCAACGGATCCAAATATTCTTGCGGGTTATACTCAAAGAGAAGCTATTAAACGACAATTTAGCCCGCAAACAACAGCAGCTCTTCCACAAACACTTGAACAAAAAGAACAAGAAGCTCGCATGCGAGAGCGAGTAAGCCTTGAAGAGCCCGCCAAATTTGCTTTAAGCGACCTAGGAAGACAAGCCGCAACATTACAGGCCGAGCAAAAACAACAGACAATTAAATTTAAAACTGACGAACAGTTAAGAAGAGATTTGGAGGTGCTGACACAAAAGCAAACAAATGCACAATTAACTGAACAGCAAAGACAAGAAAACAGAAAAGAAATTCAATCACTTCAGTTGGAAGCTAACGATAGAAAACTCAAACAGCAATTTGAACAGCAATCTGCTTTATTAACGCAGCGTTTAACCAATTTGAATAAAAATAATAAACTGAGCGCTGGTCAAGTTACTGACTTACAAAAAATCATGGATGTCGGACAGAAAGCTCAAGATGTAATTAAAGCACTTAAACAAGTCGATAACTGGGCTGAATTAAAAATGGCGCAGTTACTTCCTTATTTTGATAAGGAACACCTAGCTGCTTTCAAAATGCGGGAACTTGCAAGTAGAGATACTATTCAAAGAACTGGCGCGGCAGCAGCAGAAGCAGAATATGGGCGCATTCAAAAAATACTAAATGATCCAATGGCAACACCTTCTCAACTGGTTGCACGGTTAGAAGAGTTTACCAGGCAAGTATCGCGTTCATCTCGTCAATATGTCGGATTATCAAAGGGAACGACTGACGATGCATTAGGAATGATCAACGATATATTTGGCCCTGAAAAACCGAATTTAACGGTTAAAGAATTAAAAGCCAAAAAAGACGCTGGTGAACTATCAGAAACGGATTTCATAGTTGAATTGCAACGAATAGCAGGTAAATAGGATCATTTAAAAATGGCATCCGAACAAGAAGAAGCGGCAGCAGAATTAGCACGTTTGGGCAGTGAAATACCTAACGCGCAAACGTCTTCTGCGGCTACGGAAATGCCAATTCTTGGTGCTGGGATATTAAATCAGATACAAGGAGGATTACGAAACCTTGGCTCCTTGGGGGCTAACATAGCGGGCGCGGGCGTAGGTGCAAAATCTGGGGCAGCCGCAGGAGTACCATTTGTTCCATTTACTGCGGGATTGTCTGTTCCAGTGGGCGCTATTTTAGGCGGTGCGCTAGGAGGCTATGGAGCTGATGTTGTTTATAATGTAGCGGCGGATGTAGCAGAAGGCAAATCACCATTAGAAGGACAAAACCTACAGGCAATTCAACAAAAAGCAGCAGAAGAGGCTGCGATGGGTGCTGGAATAGAAACTGGAGTGCGGGCGGCTGGGGCGCTACTTCCACCAAGTATTAGAGCGGGCACACAAGCTCTCGCCTGGGGAGGAAAGAAGTTACGAAACGCTCTCGGCCCACGAGCGGTTGAAGGCGCAAATGACATGGCAGCCGAAGTGCTTACAAAGCTCGGCGTTACCAAAGAAGGAATCGCAACGGGATTGCAAAGTACATCCCTGCCGAATCCTACACTATTTCAAGCTACCAAAGATCCGCTTGTTGGAGCGGTGGAAACAGAACTAAGCAAGTCGAAGGTTGGCGCACAAACATTCCTTGAAAAGGAAGCGAAACAAGCAAAACAAATTGAAAGTGAAATAAAAGCACTTGCGCCAAAAGGATTACAAAACAAAACTGAATTAAAATTAGGGCAAACGCTACAAAGGAAGTTTAGAGAGTCGCGCAAACAAACCTATGACGCGCTATCATCTGAGTACACTCCAGAATTACTAAATACTAAAATTACCTTGGGCGATCTTGATAAGAAGGTAAATGGGTATTTAAAAGCAAAATTTGGCGAGCAGGTTCCAAGTATTGTTGAAAGTTATGCTAATAAGATTAAAGGATTGTACCCTTCAGAGGGGGCGTCCAGCATTATATTAAGTCCTAGCCAAAAAGACTTACTAAAAGAAACGGCAAAAAACGAAATTCCGCT